GGGCCAGAAGCAGCACTTCATCGCGGCTCGCACGTTCGCTCTCGGCTCCACGGGGATGACGGTCCCCAAGGGCGCGGACATTGGGTTCGACGGTACAACGGTCGAATTCGGGGGGTCCACATTCTCCCACCCCCAGTTCCGAGGTGCTGTTCGCGCTGGGTGGGCAACCCTTGCAGAGAACTACGACCCGAACGATCGCTCGGCTGAACGCCCCGTGGCGGCCAACATCCAGGTCCGGCACCCGACGCAGGGTGGCAACCCGATGACGGGCGGCAACCGAGCCCTTCTTGCCCCCACGACGGTCACCGAAAACGACGAGCGCGAGGTGTCGAACGTCTCGGCACACCGTCAGGCGACGCAGGACCGCAATCGCAACCACCAGCACGGGCAGCACATCGAGGCTCGCCCGGGTACGAGCGTCGAGCTTCAGGATGGCGTGCCCGTTCGCAAGCTCAAGACCGCCGCCGGCGAGAAGTCCAAGCAGCAGCGCACGACCATCACGGCGGAAACCGCTGGAAGCCGCATCCGCGAGGCTGAGAGCCCCGCGCCGATCGAGGCAGGCCGCGGCATGACCGAGGAGGAAATGCTCGAGCGGATGGAGCCAGCCCAGCGCGATGCGTACATCGCCGAGAAGCAGGCGCTGAAGAGCCGCTACGTCGACGTGGACACGGACGCCGAGCGCCCGGTGTTCTCGACGATCGCCAAGTCCAAGAACACGTCTTCGTCCGAGGGCATCACGGCCAAGGTCACGACAGGCGGCGGAACGGAGACGTGGGACGGTGGAACGGGCCTCGGGGCCGTGAACAAGGTCTCCCACACGATCGTCGACGGCATCAAGATCACGAACACGAACGGTCCCTCGAACCGCGAGCAGACGAGCCCGCGTTCTGAGGCCAGCCACCAGCCGGTCATGCTGAAGGACGGTTCTGCCGACGTCCGGCTCAAGATCGCCCGCCAGCTCTGCCCCGACTTCCCGGACAACTACGACTTCGCGGCCAATCCCCGTAAGAAGCTCGCTCGTCTTCAGGCGGACTACGAGGACCGCGCGGACGTCATCCGCGCCATCTTCGCCGCCGAGAGCGACGACTTCAAGGCGACCCTGATGCGCGAGTTCCCGCAGGCGTTCGGGGGCTGAGTGGTGTAATCTCGAGCTGTGTTAGGGCACATCTACCTCGTCACGAATCTCGTGACCGGGAGGAAGTACGTAGGGCTCACCGGGCTAGTCCCCAAGAGATGGGGCGAGCATCTGAGTGCGGCTCGGACGGGTAGCCAGTGCCCTCTTCACAGAGCGATCCGAAAACACGGCGTTGAGAACTTCGTAGTGACTTGCATCGAGACCGTCACAACGAGTCGCGAAGATCTCATCGCTGCCGAGATTCGGCAGATCGCTGCTCACGACTGTCTCGCTCCCAAAGGGTACAATCTCACGCCCGGTGGAGAGGGTGCCAATCCCTCCCCCTCTACACGGAAACGTATGAGGGATGCTGCACGTAAGAGGTCTTCGACTCCTGAGTGGCAGAAACAATTCGCCGAGATGATTTTCAAGAGATCCAGCGATCCCGGATGGATCGAAAATCATGGACGAAGTATGCGGATAAGGTCGGCGAGTTCGGAATGGCAGAACAATCAGGTTGAGGCCGGTAAGAGGAGGGCGGCTGATCCCGTGTGGCGGAAGAACGTTTCTGATGCCCTGTATCAGTGGGCCGAGGATCCCGAATGGCAGAAGAATCACGCAGAGGCCATGCGGAAACTTGCAACCGATCCCGGGTGGTTGAAGAAAAATGAGCCTAATCTGGTAAAGGCTCGCGAGGCATCGCGGATTAAGATACTTGCACGAGATGCTCTTCTTTCACCGGAAGATCAGATGCGCCTCGCACGGCGGCGTGAGTATGAACGCGCGTGGCGAGCAAGACGAAAAAAGCGTCTCGCGCGGGATTCGTAAGGTTCTTCTTGTAAGGGTACTACCACGTGAGGACACCCCTTGACCACGTGAAGACATCCCTTGACGCCTGTCTGACAACACAAAAAACGTCGGGCGTCCTCGTCTACATAGTTGAGGAAGTCGGGGACGCACGTCTTCGGTGTGAGCAGCTAAAGCGCTACATCAAGGACGCCACGGACCTCGTGGAGAAGAGCGAGCATAGGGATCACTTCTTCGAGGTCGCGGGCAACTTGATCTACGGCATCCCCGACACACTCCTGAAGCTCGACAAAGCGCTCAATGCTGCTGCTTTGGGGATCGCGCGCCTTGATTTTGAAGAGATCAAGAATGGTCTCCGGCCCGAGAAAGCTGACGAGCTGGAACAAGCACTCAACGAAACCCGCCTCCGCTACCTGAACCGTCGCTCGGACGACCAGGCTGTGGCGGGCGCGACGGGTCCCGACAAGAGCAAGGTCAAGACGTGGATGCGTCAGCACCTCCAGCACTATGTCGACCCCAAGACGGGGGAGGCCAACTGCACGCAAATGGCGGAGGAGGCTTGTCAGGCTCTGAAGCTGTACGTCGGGGACGACATCCCCGAGGAACTCTTCGAGTGGTCGCAGGAAATCGCCGAAGCAACAGGTCACGGTGTCCGTCTCTCTAGAAAGGGTACGTCCATGAACGCCAAGTCTGCCGCCTACTTTCTCAACAAGATCGCCGACCTGACCGACAAGCAGGGTCGCGTCCCCATGGCGGCGGTCATGACGCTCGTTGCCAAGCTCGAGAAGGGCGACAAGCGCGCCGCGACGCTCAGCACGAAGGCGTCCTCGGCGTTCCGCAACATCGCCAAGACGATCACGACTCAGGAGCACCCGAGCCGCGTTCAGATCGCGAGCGTCCTTCGTCGCATCGTGGGCGACACGCTCCAGGTGGCCCTCCCGCAACTCGCTCAGCAGGAAGGCCAGCAGGGTCAGGGCCAGGGTCAGCAGCAGCAACAGGCCCTTCAGCAGCCGCTTGCTGGCGCGGGCGAGGACTTCCAGAAGGCCAACCCGAAGATCACGGACGAAGAGGCGAAGGTCATCGACGAGATGCACGACAAGAACAAGGACAACCTCAAGTAACGTCCGAGGTGTAGCTCTCACCTATGAGTTCGTTGCTTCAGATCATAGGGTACATTTATCTCGTCACGAACCTTGTGACCGGGCGGAAGTACGTTGGATGTACGAAGGTCACTGTCGAGCGTAGGTGGGCGCAACACGTGAATGCAGCCATCAAAGGGAGTCCGTTGCTCATTCACAGAGCAATACGGAAATACGGAGCCCCCAACTTCTCGGTGCGGGTTCTCGAATCTGTGGTTGGCGTGCGGGATGATCTGATGGCTGCTGAGATTCGGCACATTTCTGAGCAGGGCTGCATGACCCCCCAAGGGTACAACCTTACCCCTGGTGGGGATGGCGTCGACTGGTCGAATGAAGAGGTACGTCAGCGTCACGCCAAAGGGATTCAGAAAGTAGTCTCAAATCCTGAATGGCGAGCACGTCGCGCAGAGATCAATCGGGCGGTTGCTGCTACCCCCGCTTGGCAGCAAGCAAATGCCGAGGGTGCTCGGAAGCGTTCGGCAAATCCGGAGTGGCGCAAAAACATCTCGGCTGCTCAGAAAAAGGTGGCAGTCGACCCTTGTTGGCAGGCGATGAACGTCACGAGCCTTGTTTTGGCCCGTGTCGCTCATTCTGCTAGGGCAGTTGCGAGAGATTCTCATCTATCACCGGAAGTGCAGGCTGCGCGGGCGGCAGAGCGTGCCTACCAGCGTGAATGGAAAGCCCGAAGACGAGCAAGCGAGAGATCCGCATGACTTATGATCGTCGCGTTCTCGGCGCGGTTCCGGTTGACCTAGAACTGGCCAAAGCCTTTTGTGACGCCTGGTCTCCGACACTCATCGGGAAGCTCGCGCCGAAGTTCGTCTCGCCAGCCAAGCTCGGGGATGTCCTCCAACCGATCTGGTTCGACCAAGTCGGTGCGGGGATACGTTCTCTCCAGTGGCGAAGTACCAAGTGGATGAAGGCCGCTGATTGGGGTCAGCAGATGAAGATGGTCTGCCCCGAGTACAACGGGTTCCACGCGGGGAAGGTCGGAACGTGGCTCTCGCACTTCGATGTGGAGGTGCAGCCCGCGCGAGAGTATTCGGTGTGCATCTACATCAAAGGTGCCCCCGAATCGCTCTCGACGATCGAGAACATGGCGAAGCGGTCAGTCCACGCCGACGAGGTGGACCTGCAAGACGACGGAACCCTCAGGCTCTGGTGGGACTAACGTGCAAGGTTCTTTCATCGGCATCGTCTACCTCATCACGAACCTCCTGAACGGGAAGAGGTACGTCGGCTGTTCGAAAGTAACCCTCAAACAGAGGTGGTGGCGGCATCGCAGCTCCGCCAAGAAGGGTAGTCCTCTCGCGCTTCACGCGGCGATTCGTAAGTACGGAGCGGAACGTTTCACAGTCGAAACACTAGAGGAAGTCTCAGGTACACACGCAGACTTGATGGCTGCGGAGATTCGGCAAATTGCTTTTCATAACAGCATCGCGCCGAACGGGTATAACCTCACGATGGGTGGGGATGGGGTCGATTACCAAGTACCTGGCGTGTATGAACGCATGGTAGAGGGGGCACGCAAGCGTTCAGCTAATCCTGAATGGTTGAGGAACACCGCTGATGCCGCACGACGCAGAGCGGCTGATCCTGAGTGGCGGGGAATCAACGCGGCGGCTTGTCAGCGTAGAGCAGCCGATCCCGAGTGGCTGGCGAACAACGCAGAAATGCTACGCGAACGCCAGGATGATGCCGCATATCAGTTGGCTCATGCTGAAGCCATGCGGCAACGTTCCACCAGAACGGAGTGGCAACAAGCGCACGCCGGAAGAATGCTCAGTAGGAACATCCACAATGTTGAGTGGAGAGTCGTCGTCAAGGCGAACATCAGCAAAGGCCGTGCAGTCATGGCCGCGAAAGTATTGGAACGGGATTCTCATCTCTCTCCCGATGAATTGCGGCGGCTGATTCACAAGCGAGAGCAGGCACGTGGGTATCGAGCTGCCAAGAAAGAGGGGCATGCTGTATGACCCCTCTGGTTCTTCGGCCCGCGTATGGCCGTCCTTCTACTGCAACAGCGGAACTTCCCTCTGGTGATCCAGGTGGCAAGGGGTTGGCCCTTGATGATGAGATTCCGGGAACGAAAACATTTTCGAAGCCTGAAGGCGACATCCGCGAGTTCGATAAGTCTGAGCCTGGGTCGATCTACCGTAGGGACACTCCCGACGAAACCACCAAGCCTCAGAGCGGGAGTCCGAAGGACGACTCGAACGGGGACGGTCGGGACAACGAGTACAAGCCCAACTTCGGTAGCCCAGGAGGCCGTCCTCCCGACGATCCGACGGTGACGGACTACCCGTACCGGGACGATCCGAAGCACAACCAGTACGCGAGCACGCATTTCAATGCGGATGCGGACTGGGTTGCTCAGCTCTTCCTGCTTCGGTTTGCACACGAGGCGGTGCTCAAACCGAAGCTCCGCATTCGGCTTGCGGCGAAGATCGACAACCTCACGAATGGGCTCGACCCCGCCATCACGGAGCGCTCTACGAAGTGCTCCGTGGACGTGAGGCGTGTGGATGCCCCCAATCTCCGTTGGATTTTCGCCGTGGATTGCGGCAACGGCGGGAAGGTCGTTCGGTTGAAGGCGAAGCGTGTGGGCAACATCGTCCGCCTCGCCAAGATGCAGCTTCGTGTATCTTGTTCTTGTCCTGCTTGGCGATGGCTCGGACCCGAGTACCACGCCAAGAAGGAGCAGTACCTCGACGGAAAGCCGGTGGGGACTGCCTCTACGCCTGACATCAAAGATCCAGAGCGGGATAACCTCGTGTGCAAGCACGTGGCTGCCGTTCTGCGGCACATCCAGCGGTGGGAGGTTCCTCTCGCCAAGGGTGAGGCCAAGCCATGATTGGATACATCTACCTCGTCACGAACCGTGTGAACCGGAAGAAATACACTGGTTGCACGAAGCAGCTCGTCACGAAGCGGTGGGCACAACACGTGAGTCTGGCTTCACGCGGTAGTTCCTTTCTTGTCCACAGAGCGATTCGCAAGCATGGGGCTTCTAGTTTCCTCGTGGAGATCATCGAGACCGTTGAGGGGACGCACGATGATCTGATGGCTGCCGAAATTCGCCACATCGCCGCCCAAGGTTGTCTTGTTCCGAACGGCTACAACCTCACGCCGGGCGGTGAGGGCGTGGATTTGACCATCCCTGAAGTCCGACAGAAGTATACCGCTAGCATGGATGCAGTGTACGCCAACCCTGACTGGCGTGCGTCTGTCGCTGCGGCGAATCGGAGGAAGGAATCTGACCCAGAGTTCGTGAAGCATCGGGCTGAGGCGATGGCGACGATGCACGCGGACCCCCAGTACCAGCGTGTCCACGCAGAATCTCATCGCCGAATGGCTGAGAACCCAGAGTGGAAGGCTGATCAAGCCGAACGCAATCGCGCGCTAGTTCATGACCCCGAATGGCAGGCTGCGATGTGTCAACTGGTTGAAGATCCTGAATGGCAGAAGGCCCACGCTGAGGGTGTACGAAGGCGGGGTGATAACCATATTTGGCTAGAGAAGGTCACGAAAGCTGGCACGAAAACACTGGAGGCAGCTAGAGCCGCCAAGGCTGCTAAGCTCGCTGATCTGGATGCGGCACTCTCACTCGAAGAACGAGCGCGGAGAGTCAAGAACCGCGAGTATGTCGCCAAATCCAGAGCCAAGAAAAGGATGAAATCAGATGCCCACATACACAACGCAATGTGAAAGCTGCGGAGCCACCGCCCCTCTACGTCTCTCTTTCGTGAACTATGAGAGCGTGAAGTTGGGTGTGAAGACTCTCGAGTGTGGGACGTGTCTTGGCAAGGTTGCTTTGATGTTCAACCCAGGCGATGTGAGTTTCGTTCTCGCCGATGGGGAGTCAGGCGGGTTCCAGAGCAAGGCGATGAAGGAGAACACCTACCGCGCCAAGCGTCGGGTCGAGATGGCTCGCCGTACGCGAGAGCACATCGCTCCTAGGCCCCTCATCCCGAACTACGAGGGGCAGCAGACAGAGAACTGGCGGGAAGCCCAGGAGAGCGCCCGCAAGGACGGGAAGGACGTCTCCTCGTATAACCCACTCATCAGGCGTGAAGGGTCGACCCCATGAGCAACGTCCGAACATTCTCGTGCTTTCGCCGTCGTCCCCATATCGTCGATCTGCTGACGCCCGTTGTGCCTGGCACGACTGCGTACACGATCAAGTGGGCGCAGAACTTCGACGGTTCTTTCGCGCAGATCATCAACTGCACGAACATCGGGTACTACGACCAGAACATCCCGCGCAACGTGACGGAGCTTCAGAATACGAGCGGCTTCGTCAGGATGACGTTCGACCCGACGACGTTCAGCATCGACGACACCAAGAGCTTCTGGCTCCAGCTATGGGAAACGCCGGGCGCTGGTGTGTCGACGCAGATCTCTGGTACCACGCTGCTCTTGCCGGACACGGCCAACAAGGGCATGGGCCAGGTCACCATTCAGGGGAATGCCCCGAGTGAGGGTTCGAGCGCAACGTCGCAGCAGCTCGACCTCCCGTTCCTCATGCAGAACTTCCAGATCACGAACAACGACACGGCCAACACCCTGTACCTCGCGACCGAGCAGGGTGGCCCCGAATACGAGATCGGCCCCAAGCTCGGCTTCCCCGGCTACCAGTCAGTCTGGGGCGCCCAGGGAAGCCTGTGGGTTCGCGGCGGCGGTGGAGCAGTCAACTTCTCCGCGGCATTTACGCTCGCATTCCCGAGGTAAGCAGGGGAGGGCTGGTGGTTCTTGTATCTCGTCAACTACCTCTCGCTCCAACAGGCCCAGGCAACGTTCATTGCGGCCAATCGGTTCCGCAATGGCCAGGGGCTTGTAGGGGCGAGGAGCGGGAGCAACTACTTCTTCACGACGCCGGGGCTCGAGGGCTACCTACAGAATCTGCCGTTTTTCGGCATCGACGTGTACCTGAACGGAATGCGGCTCGCGCTGCTCGACGACTACGTGCCGGTCGAAAGTCTCGGACCCGGCACGGGGTTCAACGCCATCCTGATGAACGAGGCACCTTTCTCCGACGATCACTTGTTCGCCGACTACGTCATCACAACGTAACGTGAGGTTTCATGGGCGGCCCCACGCGCATCAGAGATCGGCGCGTCCGGTTGGCGGACAACCTCAGCGACAACGCCTCGCCCGGTCAGATACTACTTGCGATTCCCTCCTCGGTCACTGAGGAGGACTACCAGGTATTCTTTCTCTCGAGACTTCGAGAGATCATCTTCGGGAACAACCCGAACTACCACTGGTACGACAACTTCGAGGCGATGGGGATTCTCCCCCTCATCGCGGCCTCGGCACGCAAGACCGGCATCGTCCTCGTAGGCCAGCTCAACGGTCGCAACCGGGTCTTCACGACGCCAGACAAATTCGTGCACGCGAATGGGCTTTCGATCGACGTTTTCCACAACGGGCGTCGGCTCGTCGAGGCTCCCGTGGCAGATGTGCGTCAGGGAGATTTCTTCTGCTCGGAGGGTGCGGGGCCGGGAACGGGTTTCAATACGATAAACCTTTTGAGTTTTGCCCCTGTTGGCAGATCTGCTCTCGTCTCGGATTACCAGGTCGCATCGTTCTAAGGAGATTCCATGGCTGGTCAATTCTCGCGCTTCAACGCCATCGATCAGCTTCTGGACGTTGCCGGCTCGGAACGGCAAGCGAATGACCGGCTGCTGACCGATGAAACGGGTGGGCTAGGGTCTCCCGTCATTCTCAACAGTGGGGCGGCGGCGACCATCACCGCGTTCACCACTCCGAACCTCTCGATCGGCGGGCTGACCGGCATGGCGGCGGGCAGCGTCGGCTCGCTGCTCTCGATTCGGGGTGCGGCAGAAGCCGGTAATAACGGCGTCTTCCTGATCAACACGTACACGGACGCCAACGACGTCATCGTGACGGACTCGAACGGGTACTTCCCCGACGCGAACTCAGGCTCGCTCGAGTGGGAGAACTACAACGCGGGCAACACCGCAACGATCAGCGCTTTCGGGAGCGGGCTCGTGACCTTCACGGGCCTCGCGAACATGAGCCAGAACTCGGTCGGACACTTCATGTCCGTCTCGGGTGCGGGCACAGCGGGCAACAATGGCACCTTCCTCATTGTCGCGTACATCTCGGCGACGAGCGTGCAGGTGGCGAACGTCTCCGGTGCCTTCCCAGACGCGAACAGCGGGGCCATCTCTTGGCTCGAGCGCCTCCCCTACAGCTTGAACGACGACCTCGATTTCGAGCGTTCAGACCGCACGTACATCAAGGGCGTCAACTACGACCAGCCCATGCCGACGTACACCCGCCCGACACTGTCGGGCGTGGCGGTTCCGGCGAGCATCGCGAACCTCGCGGGTAAGACGCTCGATGCGTTCGCTCGCAACATCAACCGTGGACTGTTCTCGTGGCCGGTTGAGGCCACGCTCACGGACATCTACGGGTCGGTCAAGCACTCCGACCCAGTGGATCAGACGGGCGTTCCGGTGTTCGACACCGGCCCGTTCACGAGCGATTGGGAGTCTTGCTACGTCGAGGTCACGAACTCGCTCTCGGGCGTCGAGATGTACGTGCTCGCCGGTCCTCAGATCGGCAACAAGATCTACGGCGTCACCTACAACGGGACTTCGACCTCACCCACGAGCGTCGAGGTTCGCTGGTACTCCGCTCCGCCGGGCGCGAATATCGCGACCGCTGGCGTCGCGTATACCTGGGAAATCGGAACGGCCACGGGGACCAACACCGGGACCACGGCGGTCACGGTGACGCCGGGGAGTACCGGCCTAGCGGCTATCACCGGCCTCACGGCGGGCACGTTCACAAGCGCTGACGTCGGCAACTGGGTGAACTTCAGCGGGTTTGCCGCGAGTGCCGGTGTCAACAACGGCAACTTCGTCATCGTCTCCGTTCAGTCGACGAGCGCGATCACGATTCAGCACGCCTACGCGGTCTCGGAGACTCACTCGGCATCGTGGGCGGAGTACAACAAGTCCCAAGAGACGTTCGTGAACCTGACCTACGGGTACAACGAACGCCTCGACCAGCTCGACCAGAACGCTTTCCGCTTCCCGTTCGTCTCTGGCCTTGTGGCCGACTCGAGCCTTCAGGCGGAGATCGACGACATCCTGTCCACGGCGGGGTGGTCGAGCGGTACGACGAATCTTGCGTCGTATCTCACGAACACGAGCAACTACTACGTCTTCTCGACGTTGCCGGGAGGTGCGGGCGACACGGTCGTCTCGGCCCTCAACGCGCTCAACCAGCAGATCGGCAACCGTACGTACACGGGTGCCTACCTCACGAACGGCCAAAGCATCACGGCTTCGCTTCAGGCGCTTTCGAACGCCATCAGCGGCTCGACGATCACGCGCTACATCACACGCCTTTCGTCGGCGAGTCCGGCGAACACTCCGATCACTCTCCCTGGGGGTGCGACCTACGTGGTCGACGGAACGAACAACGGTCGCGGGCTGTTCGTGTTTTGGCGAGGCGTTCTTCGCGACCCTGGCACCGTGGCGAACGGTGACGACTACCAGGAGACGAGCACGACGAGCATCACGCCCTACGCCAAGCTCAACAAGAACGACCACATCAGCTTCTTCGTGGCGTAATGCTACCGAGGGCGGACATGGTGGTGAAGGAGGTCTCGTCACCTCCAAACCTCTGGTGCAAGTCGGGTCATGAGGCCCCCGCCATGTTCCGCCGTCTTGGTACTAAGGCCCCGGAAGAACCCACAAAGTTCTTCCAGGTTTCTTGCTCGCACGAACCTCATATCAATGGGGTTTACTGCGAGCCTTGCTTGATCATCGCGAACGCGATGAAAGATCAAACCCAAACCCAAAATAGGATCGAATGAACACCCCCCATCAGCCCCAGCTCGGCCCTCAGACTCCGAACTACTCGAACTACCACCCCGAACAGGAGCTGGTTAAGCTTCGGCGTCGTGTGGCGGAGATGCTCAAGCTCGGAGCGGCCACGCCTGAGACGTACCTTCAGACCATCATGCAACTCTTTCAGGAGGCCGAACGCCGCCGACAGATTTGCATGGGGGAGGCTGAAGACTGCCTTCGCAAGCATCAGGCCCTTGTTGCACAAGCACACGGGTTCTCATCGATGAGCAGCATCCTCTACAACATCGTCAACGGCTACGTCACGCTCGAGGAGAAGCGCATTCTCGAGACCGCTGAGCGCGAGAAAGAGCAAGCAGAGAAGGAAGCTGCGGCGAACGGGGCCGATACAAGCAACGGGCACTCGACTCACGAGGCGGAGAGTGCGTCCGATACCCCGGTGGCACCCAAGCCCTCGGGAGGCAAGCGCCGCAAGAAGCCTTGAACCCGTGTAGATGCCGATTCTTGCCCCGGA